TTTTAGAATGGACCATGAAGCAAGCTTGCGTGACGGAAGAGCACCTGCGGAATTACCTGCCTTGCTATGTCTGGGGCATCCAAGACCCCGTGAGGATTTCCACAGTGCCGCTCTCTGACATCGGCATGACCCGCCCGCCGCAGTCTTGGCAGTACCTTACTGACGAGCAAGCAGACATCTTAGAAAGGAGGGGGAGTGAATGAGCTACATCTTTTCGCGGGCGCTGGTGGAGGAATACTTGGAAGCGAGCTGCTCGGATTCCGCACCGTCTGCGCCGTCGAGCTCGAACCCTGGTCCGCAAGCGTACTGCTCGCCCGACAGAATGACGGACTACTCCCGACTTTCCCGGTTTGGGATGACGTACGCACCTTTGACGGACGACCGTGGCGCGGCCTTGTTGACGTGGTATCTGGAGGCTTCCCGTGCCAGGACATTTCAGCCGCAGGAAAAGGTGCCGGCATTGACGGCGCCCGCTCCGGCCTCTGGCGGGAAATGCACCGAATTATCAATGAAGTACGACCGGAATTCGCATTCCTGGAAAACTCACCTTTGCTTGTGGGACGAGGACTTGCCAGAGTCCTCGGTGACCTTGCCGAAATCGGGTACGATGCGGAATGGCTTGTGCTGGGAGCTGACGCCGTTGGATTACCCCATCACCGCTCCAGATTATGGCTTCTTGCCCACGCCGCGGGCCTGCATAGGCACGCACGGCATAGCTTGGAGCCGCGCGGAACAAGGCAATCACAAATGCAACCTGGAAGATTACCTGGCATATCTCTATGTCAGGAGTGGAGGGAAGCGCGTCAGGGGGATGTGCGTGTCGGCGTTTTTCGTCGCCCTGATGATGGGGTGGCCCCAGAAGTGGACGAGCTTAAAGCCCTTGGCAACGGGCAAGTTCCTGCAGTGGCGGCAACTGCATTCCGGGTTCTTCTCGGTAGATTCCAACGTGGAAAGGAGGTCTTATGAAAGACTGGACAGGGAATAAAAGGACGCTTGGCGCTACGCTGGGAGCATCCTATCTCGCCACCGGTGAAAGGCCGAGGGAAGACTATTACGCCACGCACCCGGACATGGTGAGGGAGCTGCTCAACGCTGGCGCGCCTCTCCGTCAGCGGGTATGGGAACCAGCCTGCGGAGCTGGTCATATCGTCAATGTACTGAGGGAGCGGGGGCATGAAGTGTACGCAACCGATATTGTTGACCGGGGATGTCCTGATTCCAGCGTGCTAGATTTTCTTTGGGAGTTTGCCGACGCACCTATGGGTGACGTGGACATTATGACCAATCCCCCCTATGCCACGGCCCTCGAATTTGTTGAGCGTGCGCTTGCCTGCGTCAATGACGGAGCCAATGTCTGGATGCTTTTGCGCCTCCAGTTTTTAGAGGGCAAAGCCTGGCGCCGTCTATATGACGTAGCGCCGCCCGCGGACGTGTGGGTGTTTTCCGAACGCCGGACCTGTGCCAAGAACGGGGATTTTTCCAAAACCGAAGGCGGAGCCATTGCATACGCTTGGTTTCATTGGATTAAAAACCACCGTAGAGAATGCATTATTAAATGGTTATGAACTACAACCCCCAACTGACGCTTTTTTGATTATGGAATTCATCAATATCCCAACAGCCTTGTTTTCCAGCCCCGAATATATCGGGGCGGAACCCATACAGCGCGCCACCTGGATCTCTCTGCTGGCCTGGTGCTGCGAACAGGAAAACGGCGGCATCATTGAGGGCTGCCGCTCCTGGGGCATGCGCCGCTGGATGCAGACCTGCGGCGTGACTGACCAGGAAATCAGCGCGGAAAACGAACTCTACCACTTTGACGGCGACAATCTCGTCGTATTCGGCTATCCGCATGAAATACAGGACAGCGTGCAAACGCGCCGGAAGACCGCCCGTGAAAATGGGAAACTTGGGGGGAGACCCAGGAAAACCGACATTGGAACCAGTGTAGGAACCGAAAAGGAAACCCACGAAAAACCAACGTCAGTTATTTCCGAAAACCCAGCAAAAACCAAGCCGGTTATTTTTGAAAACCCAGAAGAAAACCCAGCAAAAACCGTAAGGAAGGAAGGAAGAAAGGAAGGAATTCACCCCCTTACCCCCTCTCCGTGCACCGTGGAGGAAGTCGAAGCCCATCTTCGGGACGCGGCCTTTGCGGGGCGTGTGCGTTTAACCCCCGACCAGATACCGGACTGCGCCACGGCCTACTGGGGAAGCCGGGACGCCGTCAACTGGACCCGCAGCGGCATCCCCGTGACTAGGTGGCAGTCTGATGCCGTCAGCTTTGCCACCTCCTACGCCGTCAACCATCCGCCACCCCCTGGGAACGGAGACAAAGACCCTTACAGCAACTTTGAAGAACTTTAACAATCAACAATTTCAAAAAACATGATCGACTCTCAGACACTCATCGACGCCGAAAAACTGGTGCTCTCCCAGGCAATGGACGGCACCCAGGCCTTTGCGGACCTCCGGGACAAGGGCATCAGCCGCCAGACATTCAGCCTCCCGGCGCACCAGCAAATCTGGACCGCTCTGGAAACCGTCGCCGGCACGGGAGGAACCGTGGACGCCCTCACCGTCATCGCGCGCCTTGAAGCCCAGGGCCAGCTTGACGCCGTGGGAGGGCACGCCGGAGTCGTGGAGACGGCCACCTACGGAGCCCTTGCCCGGTACAAAACCGCCGCCGCCCTGGAAATGGTCACGGAAGCTGCCAAAAAACATGCGCTGCTCGCGTTTGCCTCCCGGATGGCGGAAGCCGCCGGCGATCAGCTCAAAAGCGCGGAAGAAGCCCTTGATGAAGCCGAGCGCGGCATGTCCGCCCTGCGGGACCGGTGTGGCGTCCGCCAAACCGAAACCATCCGCGGAGCCGTGGGAACCATCATTGAAAACCTGCAATGGCGCATGAACAACCCCGGAGCTATCAAAGGAATCTCCTCCGGATACCGCCGCCTGGACCTGACCCTGGACGGCCTGCAGCCCGGCGCCATGATCGTGCTTGCCGCCCGGCCCGGAGTCGGGAAAACCGCCGCCCTGGTCAACATCTTCACCAACATCTGCCTTGAGGGAACCCCCGTGGGCATGTTCAGCCTGGAAATGCCGAAATCCCAGCTCCTGGAACGCATCCTCTACGGCATGGCCGGCATCAACTCCGACGACATCCGCCGCGGCAAGCCGATGACGGTCGGACAGCAGCAGCATTTCACGGCCGCCGTCAGGAAAATCACGGCCGCCCCGCTGCACATCGACGACGAAAGCTCCCTTACCATCGACAGCATCAGAGCCCGGGGCCGCCGGATGGTCCGGGAACACGGCGTCAAATGCATCGGCGTGGACTACCTGCAGCTGGTGCGCTCCACGACCCAGCAGGCCCGGGGAAGCCGTGAACGAGAAGTCTCGGAAATCTCCGCCGGCCTCAAATCCCTGGCCAAGGAACTCAATATTCCCGTCCTGGTGCTGGCCCAGCTCAACCGCGACGTGGAAAAAAGAGCCGGGAACGCCCAGGGCAAACCGGTCGTTTCCGACCTGCGCGACTCCGGCTCCATTGAGCAGGACGCCGACCAGATCATCATGATTCACCGCCCCTACATGTACAAGCCCGACAAGCACGACCCCACGGAAGCGCAGTGGATCATCGGCAAAAACCGCTTCGGACGGCTGGGGCGTATTCAATTCCGCTGGACCGCGGAACTCACAAAATACGAGGAAGAACAGAATTACCCCGTCAATAAATCATGAAAAAACTGGACATTATTACTCAACCCTGCGGGTCTCATGCCTTGAGAATATCCCTTTATTTGGGATCCAAGCGCAAAAGAATGAGAATTTGTATCGGATTGGAAACACACGATTACATGGAAGCCCAGCGCCGAGCATTGCTTCTTCTCCGCTATAATAAACGCCTTGGAATTTATGACCGGGAAATCCCGGAAGAATCGGAAATTACATATCCTGAAAAAACGGATGACTTACCCTTGTTTCGGGACGACAATGAAATTCAAAGCGAAAATGGTAACTCCCGTTGATATATTCCGGCGTAAAAAGATAGATGCTCGACCCATGTCCACACGCGAACGGGCTATGCTGCCCGCCGCGGAACGAGTGAATTCTATTTTTACGGCGAACGTTGAAAAAGCGCAGTTCCTGCAACGCCTCGCCGACATGCTTGACGACTTCCTGGCCGGGAAAAGGCAGGAGATCATACTTCCGGACGGCACGTCAACAACGGTGGGCGTGATGCAGGGGAAGGCCGACTTCATAGCCAAGGCCCGCGCTTTTATGGACGCAGAAGGAATGGCAGCGAATGCGGGAGACAACCGCATTACCAACATTGGCGCTCGTTCCCGCCTGTCTCTGATTTTTGACACCTACACCCGCTCCTGCTACGGCCAGGCCCGCTGGGAAAGCGGCATGACCCCGGAAATGCTCTACTCCTACCCGGCATGGCGATTCGTCCGGCACCCGGGAGCCAGGATGCCCCGCCCGATACATGTCCTGCATGAAGGCGCCGTCCGCCTCAAGACGGACTTCCAATTTTGGGCCGTTGAGATGAATTCTCCGGCCATTGGGGGCTTCCTGCTGCCCTGGCCGCTCTACGGCTTCAACTCTTGGATGGACATTGAATCCGTTTCCCGCGCCGAGTGCATCCAGGACGGTCTGATTGGCCCCAACTGGACTCCCGGTCCGGTGGACATGTCCCGTTTCGGGGCAACGGTGCCGGAACGCCTCATGAACCGCTCTGCCTCCGTTCAAAAGATAAAAGACCCGGCCCTTGCCGCCCGGCTCCGGGAAAGCCTCAAGAAGCGTCTTGGAGTGGATGCCCTGGACAAAGACGGACGGCTTGCCATTCCGGCCCGTGAGCTTGCCCAGCGCATGCAGCGGCAGGCGGAGCAGGAAAATCCGGTAGAAATATCACCGTTGCAAATGACGCTTGATTTGTTTGAGCCTGAAAGAAAGGATTCTGCTATGGCGGGCTTGATGAAAAAAGCGGGGTTGCGTCCGCGCGGGGAGGCAACATTAGGCCAGGTGCAATCATTTTTACATGCCTTGAAAACCCGCCATCCGGAGCGGGACTGGGTCAAAGAAAAGGTAGAAAATGGAATTTCCGGTGAATTCCGTCCCATGGCAAAGGAAACTATCCGTAAAAACATGAATGAATTTATGCGGATGGTGGATCCGGAGATTCTGGAAACGTTGCCGCCGATGAGATCTGTGGACAAGGATACAAATTTTGGCAACAGAGGAAGTTACAACCCCATTACCAGAACTATTTTTTATTCCAGTGGAGAAGAGTTCGATAAGGATAATCATTTCCATGAGCTGGTGCACTGGCTGCACTTTAATGGAGAGAACGTTAAAAATAAGAAGATTGGTAATTATTTTCAGAAGAGGATCAAGGGCGAGAAGCGAGGGCGTTTGTCGTGCGGATCGGAGGGGTATTCCGATCATTTTGCCCCATCATTTGAACAAAGGGATGATTATGCCGGAAAAATTTATGGGAGAGAACCCCTCGATGGAATGCCTTACGGGGTAGAAATGCCTACGCGTCACCTTCAAAAACTGGCTTTGTCTCCTAATGAGTTTCTGCGATATTGGAATGATACCAGAGACGGTAAACATTACTGGCGTATGGCATTTTTAAGAAGTTTAACCTTACTGTTCAAATGAATAAAAAAGCACTAGAGTTATATCGGGAATATCAGTCAGGAAAGTTAGAAGTTAACGAACTGATTAGTCAACTTGCTGATTTGTGCGAAAAGGGAGAATGCAAGGTAGAAGAACTAATTGTCGCAGAAATGAAAGCCGGCATTTGTATTATACCAACTTTGGCTGACGGAGTTGAACTGGAATTGTATTTCCGTGAACATCCGAAGATGAGAGGGAAAATGTTTTTAGAATGAAGAAAAAATCCACCATTCCACCGAAGCGGACAGGACGTCCGACCAAATACACGGACGCTTTGGCGGACGAAATATGCAGACGCATTGCCGAAGGGGAAATGCTGATGCAGATTGTAAGGGATGAACACATGCCGGAACGTAAGACAGTTTATAACTGGATGAATGAGCATGACGGCTTTTTACACAACTACGCGCGCGCGTGCGAGATGTCGGCGGATGCCTTGGTGGAAAAGGGCCTGGAAATACTTGATGGAAGCAGCCCCGATTGTGCGCAGATGGACAAAAATAGAGCCGAATACCGTAAATGGCTGGCCGGGAAGAGAAATGCCCGTTACGGGGAACGGAAGTCCGTGGAACTCACCGGAGCCAATGGGGGACCTGTAGAGATGATCACGGAATGCGACGAAGCCAGAATAGCGTCCGTCATGGACAGAATTGAAGCCATCCGCAGAAAGAGGGCGGAAGAAGAGAATGGCGGAACGGTGTGATGACATAGTATCCCGGTGCCGTTTACGGCTGGCTGAATTCGCCGTTGCCGTGCTGGGGCTGGACCCCTACGACTGGCAGATCAACACCTATGAGGACATTAACGATTACCGGCGCACGGCTGTTGTAGCGGCTAACGGTTCCGGCAAAACTGTTTCCCTGGTAGGTCCTGTTGTACTATGGTGGCTGTATTGCTTTCCCCGCGGACGTGTTGTTCTTACGTCTGGTTCCTGGCGGCAGTTAAAAACCCAGCTCTGGCCTGCAATCCGTGCTTACCAGTCTCATCCGGCATTCCGGGGTTGGAAATGGAACCAGATGGAAATTTTGACTCCGGAAGGAGGCTTTACCTCTATATTTTCTACCAATGATGAACAGAAGGCGGAAGGGTATCACGCGACGGCGGCAACGCCTGTCCTTTATATCGTGGATGAAGCGAAAGGCGTTCAGGACGGTATTTTTGAGGCGGCGGACCGATGCACCGTCACCCGGTATTTGTACCTTTCCTCCCCTGGTTCGGCCATGGGGAAGCATTACCGCTGCTTTCACGACGAGGCCAAAAACTGGCGGCGAACCAGGGTCACGTCATACATGTGTCCCCACATCCGCCCGGAAAAACGCGCGGAAGACTTGGAAACCTACGGGGAATCACATCCCCTCTACCGTTCCATGCACCTTGCGGAATGGACGGAAGGGGAAGACATGCTGGTCATTACTCCGGAACAACTGAGACATGCGATAGACCATCCTCCGGCGTTCAAGGCGGGTGGACAATGGGCCGCTTTGGATTTTGCAGCCGGCCGAGACGAAAATGCCATTGCTGTACGGGAAGGAACCCTTGTCAGACTGGACCAGGCGTTTAGACAATCCAGCACGGTACAGGCCCGGCGCCGGATGGCAAACCGTCTCAAGGAACTCGGCATTGAGGCACATAATGCATGGGGAGACTCGGACGGTTTGGGGCTACCTATCGTCCAGCAAATGGCCGAACCGGTTGAAAGCGGAGGGGACGGCTACCGTATTAAAGAGTTCCGGGGAGGATTGCCCGGGGAAGACCCGGAACATTACCTGAACACCATTTCCGAAGCGTGGATACTGGGGGCTCGCGACATCGTCAACGGAAAGATCCGCATTGATGAACTCGACCCGGTCACATTCCGCCAGATGACTACACGCCAGATGGAATGGGACCAGAAGGGCCGCCTCCGCGTCATGTCCAAAGAAGACATGCGGGGAAAGGGCTTGCATTCCCCGGACCGGGCCGATGTGATTTTCATGGCTATTTGGGCCGGCCGTTCCTCCCGTGGCATTTGGACGGAGGAAACGGATGTGTACACGCCTCCGGACACGGAAGACTGGTATCATGACTCCTGGACGGAAGGTCCTGTCTCCTGCGAAATCTGAAACACATATCCAGCCCCGACTATTTACGGATTTGAGGATTGCCGCATCATATTTTCATGAGGCAAGCCGCCAACTACAACGTACACGCCACGGAATCCCTGCCGCAGTCTCTTGCGCTGCATTTTATTTCTCCATCCGGTGAGGATATGGACATCAGCGGCATGACGCTACGCGGCGCGGTGGTACAGGATGGAGTGATCATGCTGGACTGTGCCGTTACGGGGGCGAGTACGGCATTGGTGACATGGCCGAGGCTGGCCGCCGGATGCGGCGCTTATGATATTTTTCTGACCGACGCATCGGGAAAAGAATACCCCTTGTTGAAGGGATCCGTGCATGTAGTGTCCCGCGTTACGCCTCCGGATGGAACGAATGAGGCCGCGGCCGTGGCCGGCGCTCTTGATGTCTCCATCCCCGAAACGGAAGACGGCTCCGTAACCATTGTGGAAAACCCGTCCATTGTGGTCGAGGAACTTGTACGACAGGCCGAAGCGGCCCGGGATGAAGCAACGCGGCTTGTGGAAACGCTGGAAGGACAGGTGGAAAGCGGGGAATTGGTCAATGAGGCTGTAGCAAATAAATTGCCGGGAGCTCTCAAGGAGGCGGGAGTGGAATTGGCCGCGGCAACCGGGCAATCCACCTTGTCCAGCGGGGACGCCGCCGACACCTGGACCATCGTCGGAGGCTACGCGTTCACTTGGGGAGACGAGATTCTGGCGGGGCATCTGCCCGACAGCTGCCGCCTGAGAAGCATTTCCACCGTGTATTTTTTTGAAACCCCGGCCGCTAATCAATATTGCCTGCGGATTTGGCGGCTGACGGACGGCGCTTACAGCCTGATCGGCACCTCCGCCTATGTGTCCAACCTGTCCAGCGGCCAGACGGCCACGTGGGTATTTACGCCGGGCGTTACGTTGCAACGCGGGGACAAGATCATTATCCAGGTATGCGAAGGGACCGAGATGACGCCCTATGCCTTGGGTATGCACGCCGTGCTTACTCCGTCCGTCCCCGGACGCGGTTTGATCACAGAAGTGGTAAACCCTCCCACCGTGAACGGCACGATGGCCCCGCTGATGACCGTGGTGGTGGACTATGACGACGGCATCACCCTGGGAGGGATGGAACTGGCTACCGCGCGGCAACTGGATAGCCTGGGGAGGGATGTGCGCCAATCTTCCGCGACTGCCGAGGCTGCGGCGCGGACGGCTGGCCAGAACGCCGCCACGGCATCCACGGCTGCCGATAACGCCGCAACATCCGCCACCAGCGCGGCCAACTCCGCCACAGAAGCCCAGCAGGCCCTTGCCGCCATCCCGCAGGTAGATGCTGCTGGTAACATGACGCTCGCTGGCGGTCTGACTGCGAACGGCACCGTCAATGCCAACGGCGGCGTCAACATCCCGCTGGCCGTGGGGGCGGTAACGGACACGGCGGCGGTTAATCGCTTTTATGCGTTGGGATTGGCCGGTGCTATGTCGGCGTTGGTTCAGCCTATATACCTTAATTCCAGTTCGATCACAGTCGCGGGTTCCATTTCTAAAGCTTCCAACGGTACTCTTGCCGGGTTGATGCAACGTTTTTCAGTGGGCGCG